CCACCATTAATACCAGTAACATTTGTTGCATGGTATTCGTATTTACCTTGACTTTTACTACTTTCAACATTTGATACAGTAAAATCTACGTACTCACCTTGTACTAAATATTTATATTGATTTTCATTATCAACTCGTAAAGAACTATGATATACAAAAATATCAGTATCTTTTTTATCGCCTTCGGTAATTGTTAAAAAACCATATCCTGACTTATTGTTAAACCATTTACATACTCCTTTAACACGTTGCTCTTCTGTTACCGTGTTAGTTATTACAGTTTCAGTTGATGATGACATTTTACACTTATGAAATAATTACAAATATATCTTTATATTATTTTTACATTTATTTCATAAATGTATTATAATCGTATATTGGTTCTTCATCGTATTTTAACGATCGAACATATAATAAATAATCGATAATGAAATTTGGTATATTTTTTTGTAGTAATATATTCTTTTTCATTTCAATAATATTTTTCTCGTCTTTTTCTCTATCCCATTCTAATAAACCATACAACATATATATCAGTATATATATTATAGATTCCAAATCATCCCTTCTACTAGGTTGTAATAAATTATGTACATTGATACTAATATAATTTGGTGTCCCGATTATTTTAGTTAAAGGTTTGTTTTCTATATGTTCTCCATTGGATGTCCTATACGATTTACAAAAACCAAAATCAATCAAATATATCTTTTCAGTGTTTATTGTACCGTCTCCATTTAAACCAAATAAAAAATTATCGGGTTTAATATCTCTGTGTATCAATCCTTTATCATGTATGAATTTAATAATACTAATCATTCTTAACCCGATTGAATGTGTCATTTCTAAATTTAATTTACCCTTTTTTTCAACATATGAAGATATTGAATTACCTAATAAACTAATTACCATATAATAGTTTTTATTATCTAGACCGAACCATTTCAATTGTGGTATTCCTTGAAAATTATATTTTTTCAAATAGTTATATATTGTCGATTCATTTTTTAATAATTTTATATTTGATTCTAACGGTTCTATTTTTATAGCTACATGCTCTTTTGTACGTATATTTTCACCCTTATATATACTTCCAAAGGCTCCTGATCCCAAGCTAGATAGTAATTTATATTTGTTATTTATGTATGTCATATGTATATAGTAATAAATACAAAATGAGTTTATATTTGTATTTATTATATTATATGTATAATGCATCTAAACATTCACATTACATGATGTGTTAACTACATGTTCTTTATCATATTTATCTAATGATGATGTATTATTACCTGGTTTTTTTATACCAACAAAATACAAATCACATGATGTCGAATTGTAATATGTATCCCAAATAGAAAATGAATTGTTTAAATCTAATACTTCATTTATATCTCTTTCGGTAAGATTCTTATAATAATCTCTCATATCTTCCAAATTACCTATAGTTCCATATGAGCAACTTGGGTATGATCTAGATGTTCCGTGTTCTGCTCGTCCAGTCGATGCACATGTAAAACAGAATAATCCATTTGGTTTCAACATTTTATATATTTTTAATAACGATTCTGAATACTCTGGATCATGTTCAAAACATTCAGTTGATATAATTGTATCAAAAAATTCATCTTCAAATGGTAAATTTGCTGTTTTTGAAACTATTGTGACATTAGGAGCATCGATAACATCATTACCATGATATTCACAATTTTCAAATAAAAAATTATTGTTTCCATTTATATCTCCAGAACCTACGTCTAATACTCTTTTATTTATAAAAAAATCATTTAATATTGATTTAACAAATACTGTAAAATCGTGAGCCTCTGGATGCATATATACATATGAAGATATTATATTTTTATATTTTAAACATACAATGATTGGTTCGTGACCACGAATTTTAATGTGTTTAATGGAATATTCCGTAATTCTTTCAGAAATCCTATTGCACCCATATTTTCAGCGATTCTCTCCATTTCATTAGATATATTGTTTATTTTTAATATTGCTTTTACAAATTCACCCAAAAATATTTCTTTTTCTGATAACATTGTTTGTAGGAGTAACTTGCATTCTTCCACATTTTCACAACTATACCATTTCATAATATATTCTATCAAATCATAATGCATCATATATTCTACACCAGTATTAATTTGATATAATTCTTCTTTTTTCAAATAATCTTCATATTCGGATTTCAGGTATTTTATTGTATTTTTAACACTAGTATCAGATGTATCAACATTGTAGGCTTTATAATCCTCGTTGATAGATATATTTGTAAAACAACTAAATACACCACACAATTGCCGTCCAGATAACCCTTCGTAAAGTTTCTTTTCAATAAAATTCGCAAATGCTAAACAATGTATTTCTCTCAATCCAGATGCAATACACCCTTTTTCTGTAAGGTTGTATTGTGAGTGTTGTTCACAATCATTTTCTCTCGATGATTGCATTATAAACCCATCTACTTCTAACAATTTTAATAAAATATTGACATTGTTATCTAAAAACATATTGTTGGAATCTATCTCTGTTTTTGTCTCGTTGTATTGTTCTTTAGAATCATAATATTGATCGAGTATTTTCATGTCATTTTGAATATTACGAAACGCATCCAAATTATCTTGGATTTCGCGCTCTATTTGTTTGCGTTTTTTATTTGTAGAGGTTGGTTTTGCAATAATAAGATTTCTTTGTTCTTCCAAAATACACCTGGGTGTTTGTGTCGTATCTAACCGTTCGTTTAATTTTATTATTTGATTATTCAATTCATCTAGTTTATCTGTTAAAAATGTACATGTACTTACAACATCTTCTTGTATCATACTGCGCTTTATATAGTTTAAAAATTGCTGTTCGCCTGTTTCTATTAAATTAAACAATAAATTATAAGATATCTTGAATTTTGAAGATAGGGTTTGAGGACGTCCTTTCATCATAGATCGGTATTGATTTAATTCTACATTTTTGAATAAATTTGTTAAATGAATTACATTTCCAACAGTATCAATGCCTCTTCTTCCTGCTCTACCCGCCATTTGAGTATATTCATGAGAGTACAACATTCGCATACCATTTCCGTCAAACTTATTTACATCTGTGAATATAACTGACTTGGTTGGCATATTAATACCCACAGCAAATGTTTCTGTCGCAAAAAGCAATTTAATATATCCTTTACTATATAATAATTCGATCATTTCTCTCAAAACAGGCATTATACCCGCATGATGTATCGCTATTCCTTTTTCTAAAAGATAAACTATGTTTATATATTCAGGTAAATTCAAATATTCTTCAAAGTTAGGCAATTTTCGTATAATCGATTCACATTCTCTCTTGATTGTATAAGAAACTTTGGAATCATCCTCCAAAAGATTCGTTGTTATCTCTTTTGCGCATATTTCTAGTTGTTTTCTTGAAAGTACAAAACAAAGTGCTGGTAACATATTATTCTCTACCATGTATTTGGTCACTTGGTTTAATACGTGTGTGCGTTTCATACGAAGGTTTTTGTTTTCCAATAATGTAAGCATTTTTTTGTTTTTATGATACAATGGTTCATTAAATATACCGGTTGGAGACTGTATCGGAATTATTTTATTGGTATGTTCTTTTATTTCATTTTCCAACTGTTTGTCTTTTATTAATTTGAAAATAGCGGATGTTGTTGTCATAAACGTATAATGAGTGAGTGGTACAACACGATGGTTTGTCGATGTCAAATATACCTGTTTATGTGTGTGAGGTTGGTGTTGGTGTTGGTCTCGGGTTTCACCTCTATTTTCACACCATAAAGCGAATTTTTCTGGTTTATCTAATGTAGCTGAAAGCATCACCATTTGCACATGACGAGGCAACATCATGATTGTTTCTTCCCATACTTTTCCTCTGTCTGGGTCATTGATATAATGTACTTCATCAAATATAACACATGCTAGTTCGTTGTTTAAATCCATGTCAAATGTTGTTGTTAAGGGTAATGAGGGTTGAGAACTTCCGGTTGCTGTCATTGACATTGCATTCTTTTTATATAATGTATTCTGTAAAATCTCGGTTGTCATAATCAAGACATCCGCTTCTGGGTTTGATTTAATATCACCCGTTAATATACCAAATGAAATGTGGGGGAATTTTTTGGTAAATTCATAAAATTTTTGATTTGATAATGCTTTGATTGGACTTGTATAAATTACTTTTTTTCCTTTTGATACAAAATATTCAATTGCGAACTCCGCTGGTAATGTTTTTCCTGATCCTGTATGTGCTGTTACTAATACATGATTTCCCTCTACAATGGATTCAATCGCATATTTTTGAAAATTACTCAATTCAAATGGGAATTGATTGAAATATTCGATGTAGGTTGTTTCGTTCTCACTTGGATACGGAGATTCACAATCGCAGATTTTTACCATGTTGTATGTTGATTAGTTGATATTTGTTGATGTTTGTTGTTTTAGTAGTTGTTATTTGTTGTTATTTGTTTCCTTACAAACACATTCAATTTTTATATTTATTGAATTACTAAAAAAATTGATTATGATTGATTTGATTTTGATAAAATAAATCTATATCAAACACAATAACAAAGCAAAGACAAAGCAAAGACAAAGCAATAACAAATCAATAACAATATTAATATAACATGGTATTTTCACTATTTGATATTTTATATGTAACAATGGGAATTCTATTCGTATTCAAATTTTTTGGATCCAAAAATAATATAAACCCAAACACTAGTACTTCTTTAGTTAAAGACGATATAAACTATTTTATCACACATCGCAATGATGGAGATAGAATTGTGCTATACTATGAAGAATGCGGAGATAGTTATATGATGGATTACAATTACGATATTAAATATGACATTTTACGTAATTATAACAATACACATACCCGTGAGGACGCTAATAAACAAACAAATGAAATTGAGGTTATTTATATGTAAAAAATTATATCACATGAAGTAAATGAAACATATATATATTTTTGTTAAACTACCTAAAATTATAATATAAATGATAAATAAAAGTAATGAATATTTTTTTATCCATTCTTCAACTTGCATTCATAACAAACTACTTTACCAATATTCAAGCATTTGGTAATGGTAATAATAATCACATTAAAATTAAACAAACAAAGCTTTTCTTTAGTAGAAACTATTCACCTTTTGGTAGAAAATATTATGAAGATTATCTCAGAAATTTAAACTCCAAAAATGTCACTATTCAAAATAATCACATACTAGGGGCAACCGGTGCAATCAATGATTCAGAAACAATAGAAGATGATCTTCTTATTAAAACAATCAACAAGAGCATCAATAAAAGCATCAATAAAAGCATCAATAAAAATAACGATTATAATAAACAATATTTACCTAGAAAAATTATTATTAGGCAGATTGATATTAAAGAATTACAAGATCAAATCAATTTGAATTTCAATAGTACAGATACTGATTTAGATAATGATATTGATAATCACGACAGTAATGAAGAGTATTACGATATGTTTGGCAATCGAATGCAACGATCCCAACAGGAATATCGTGGTTATAACCGCAATAGAAATTTAGGTTTTGATGATAAACCAAAAAAATCAGAAAATTTCGAAGTTATTCGAAACCACACCATTAATTTCAAAGAGATTGGTGGATATGACTTAATTAAATCAGAATTGAATCAATGTGTCGATTTATTAGTGAATTACAAAAAATATAGCGAATACAATGTGAGAACACCAAAAGGTCTTATATTAGAAGGACCACCAGGTAATGGGAAAACATTATTAGCAAAGGGTTTTGCTGGAGAATGCAAAACAGGTTTTATCCCCGTTTCAGGATCACAATTTCAAGATAAATACGTGGGTGTTGGATCCGCCAGAGTGAGAGAATTATTTGAACTCGCCAAAAAAAACATACCATGTATTATTTTTATCGATGAAATTGATGCTATTGGTCGCAAACGTTCAGGTGATGGTGAAACTTCTTCATCGGAGAGAGATAGTACATTGAACGAATTATTGGTCAATTTAGATGGATTCTCTACCAAGAATGGTATTTTTTTAATGGGTGCAACCAATCGTGCTGATTTATTGGATCCCGCTTTAATACGTCCTGGTAGAATCGACAAACGTATTTTTATTGGACCTCCTGATTCTACCACACGTGAAGCTATTATTGTTATTCATTTAAAAGGAAAACCACACGATTCCACCATAAACATTAAAGATTTGGTTGATCTAACAGCCGGATTATCAGGAGCACAAATAGAAAATATGTTAAATGAAGCCATGTTGAATGCTTTACGTGATAATCGTAAATTTATGGAACACAAAGATATCGATATGGTAATAAATAAAATTATGGTAGGTTGGCAACCAACAGAACATCAATTTACCAATGATATAATTGATAGAATCGCTATTCATGAGATGGGCCATGCTATTGTTGGATTTCTCTCCAAACATCATTCCAAAGTGAGCAAAGTAACTATCAATTTGTCATCACCAAAGAGTCCTGGATATACTGTGTTTGAAAGTTCTACATCCAATATTTATACGAGAGAATCTTTATTCGAACATCTCATGATATTATTAGCTGGTAGAATAGCAGAGGAAGTATTTTACGATGTTTCAGTGACAACGGGTGCTATTAATGATTTTGAAGAAGCATACAAATTAGCAGAAAAAATGATTATCTATTATGGTATGGGGAAAAATATTATATCTCCTAGTTTGAGTGATAAATACAAAGAAATAATAGATGATGAGGTTATTAGTCTGATAAACGACGCATATGAAATGTCATATTTCATTGTGAAAAACAGCAAAGATTTTATTCAAGAGTGCGCCGAAATATTAAAAACCGAGAAATTAATTAAAGTCGAGAAACTAACCGAAATAATCAATACAAAATATCCTGCTATTTTACATTTAACAATTGACAAATAGATTATATTTTTTTGTTTTCATAAAACAGTAAAAAATATATTTTTTCATATTTATTTATACATTACAAGGTTATAAAATATCGATTTACATATCTTCAATACTTTCTTCAATACTATTTTCATTTTCAGTTAGGGTTTTTTCTATTGGAATTGGAATTGGAATTGGAATTGGAATAATATCTGCTACAAAAACACCAATATCGTCACATTGTCTTGGTGAAAAAGTACATTGTACCATTGGTTTATTATTAAGCACATCACGCATGTTCCATAATTGTAACCATCGACTGGTGGTTTGTTGTACGATTGTAGGTGCATCCATATGATATAAATTATTCACATCACCAATATCGTCTTTCATGATCATATCCCATAATCCATCACTTCCGATGATAACCTTAAATTGATCATTTTCAGTGATTGGAATTACTTTGTATTCTGGATCATATCCTGTTACTCCTCTGTGTCCTAATGCCTGACTACATGCTAACATTGTATTTGAACCTGGTAATTTCCATTCAATATATTCACTATACACATTGATTAGTGTATTATAATCTATCATTTTTATATTAGATGATGGAACAAAGTTAGCTACAGATTTTAATCTCTCTCGTTCTTTTTCATTTTCATAATTATGTTCGCGACTCATATACTCTATTGAACCATTTTTATATAC